GATCCTGAATTAAAATTGAGAGGTGCATATGGCGGTAAAACTAAATATAGTAATGATTTTGTTGAGGCTTTCGAGCCAATGCTTAGAAAAAAAATCATCAAAATGTTAAAGGAGGCATCATGAGTAAGTTACCAGATATGTTAGAGGATCTACCACATAAAAAGGTAGGCGATGCTTATTACTTTCCTAACATGGATAATAACTTTTATCATAATGGGCCAGGCATATCTTCTTCACACATAAGAAGATTTAGTCAAAGTCAATTACACGCTTTGGAAGAAGTTATAGAGCAGACACCAGCTATGAACTTTGGATCTGCGGCACATTCATTAATTGTAGAGGGTGAGGGAGCATTTTTTAGTGATGTAGTTACTATAACTGGATCTCCATACACCAATACTAACAAAGCTCTTAAGAAAGAAAGTCTTGATAAAGGTCTTATTGTTATTAATGAAAAGGACAAAGATACCATATATAGTATGCAAAACAGCTTGGTAACGGAGGCGAGAGCTTATCTAAATCCAGATAAAGAGTATCCTAGCACTTTTGATTCACCCTACGAGGTGTCTATATTTTGGTATGAGCAAGATTTATTGTGTAAGACAAGAGCAGATGTAGTTTTGAACCCATTTGATAAACCACATGGGGAAAATGCCATAGTGCTTGTAGATTATAAAACAACGAGTGATTGTTCCGTCAGGGGTTTTACCAATTCGGTAAGGCGGTACTCGTATGATCTACAAGCTGCTTGGTATAAGCGTGGGTTTGAGCAAGCTGGTTTCCAGGTGCATGACTTTGCATTTGTTGCACAAGAAAAGAAACCACCGTATGCAAGTAAAGTATTTAAGATGAACCATACCGATATGGAAATAGGTTGGAACTTCTTAAGTGATTACTTAGAAGAATACAACAAAGTAGTCTGGAATGGTGGCAAACAAGCAACTATATACAACAGCCCTAACGTTGTTGAGCTAGATACTGGTAACTTTTATAGAGAAGAAACAACAGACATAACTAAACTTAAAAACGTATGGGAAGAAAAGTCTACAAAGAAGGAGAAACAAAATGACAGATAATGTAAACCACCCGCCACACTATAAAAAAGGCCCTATTGAATGTATTGATGCAATAGAGTCAGCTTTAACCTTTGAACAGTTTGTTGGTTACTGTAAAGCAGCAGCTATAAAATATATCTGGAGATCTGATTATAAAGATGCAAATATCCAAGATATAGATAAAGCTATATGGTATCTAACTAGACTTAGAAACAAAATGGAGAACAGATGATGGATCTTAGTTTTTATGCTGTGATAGGTCTTTTACTTTTAGCTATATATGCGTATATGCAGGATAAAAAATGAATTTATCAGAACAAATAAAACAAACCAAAAGAGATCTAAAAAAAGCAAAAGAAAGAACACAACGATTGCAAGATGAGTTGTTTTTGTTAATTTTAGAGGCACAAAAAAAGGGGCACAAAGCCCCTTAATTTATAAACTAATATTAGAAAGGCGGTACAGCTTCTTTAGGTGGATTCATATCTGAATCAGCCTCTGGTAAATATAATCTGATTTTAGTCTTCTTAGTATTCACCACACCGTTATCACCTTCAAACTGATCATCAATTTGTTCAGTTTTAAGTATTAGTTTTTTACCCACAAAATCACCATGATTCTCTGGATACTTTTTAAAGCCAACAGCTTTAGTAAGCCTGGTAAATATCTCCGTGCTTATACGCTTGTTTTTCTCATCTGTACTCCATAAGTTGTACCATTCATTATGATCTTTGTATTTACCACCATCAATTTGGTATGTTACTTTTAAAGTCCAGTTACCAGCCTTAGATTTATGTTTATCCGTGGCAATAATTGTCGCATTGTGTTCACCATCTGGTGCTAAAGGTAAGCCACCAGATGACATTTCCTCTAAGTTATCAAAAAATTCTACATCACCAAAATCAGACATTTTCTCCTCCCATATTGTCGTTAGTTAATGAAAACCCTAACTTTTCAATTAGAGCAGTTATATCAGGTTTTTCAAAGTTTTCTAGTTTACCACTACGATCCTTTGCTTTATAACCTTGTCCATAGACGGTTTGCAACCATCTGTTTTGGATATTCTTGCCGTCTTCATCTTGATCTTCAATGATGCGTAAAGCAAGAACCTCATCAAAAAAATATGTAATTGATTCGCCTAACTTAGTACCAACCATTTTTGGTGCGTGTCTAAGTACGCCATCATCATTTACCACATCTTCTTTACATAAGAACAAAACGTGCATATTTAGATCTCTAAAAGCACGCATTAAATTTGTTACAGATTCTTGTACATTACCATATGCCATACGTGGATCTTTGCTACGAGATTTCTCCCATGTTAATAAGATCTCGCTTATTTCAGATACTGAATCTAAGCACACTGTGTCATATTGTAATTTACCAGACTTCAAAGCATCATGAAGTTCCATAACTTCTGCTGCTTCTTTTACTTCAATAGCCTCTACATTGCTTGCATCTTTAATAGATAACAATCCAGCTTCAGCACTTATAACAAGTACCTTGCCTGGACAAGTTTTGGCTAATGTTGTTTTACCCGCTCCAGCCATTCCATACACCAAGATTTTTGCACCTTGATCCTGTACTAACTTTTGCGGAGATACTATTCTACTTGATAATTCCATTCTCTATCTCCTTTAAATAAAAATTAACTTGCATATTATATACTACTTATCTACAATATGTGAATATTTTTCAAATAAAAGTTACGAGGAGAAAAACATGGAAGATACCAACAAAGAAAATTTAGTATGGCAAGCTAACTATTATCATAGAATGAAGTCGCTATCATCGCAAAAATTAAAAGAATTTGAAACACTTGGAGTAAAACCTAATCACACTGATAGAGTAGTAAAAAGATACACTTTAAAAGAATACATTGAATTTCTAGGACAGAAAAAAGCTGCAGAGGATTTTGGTTGTTCGGAGGCTTCATGTAAGTCATGGAGATATGGTTATAGGCAGCCAACTATAAATCAAGCCAAACAAATTATAAAAGCTACTGATGGCAGATTAGATTTTGAATGCATCTTTGGATCAGTAAATGATATAGCACAAGAAGCTTAGTGTGTTTCAGCTTAACATTACTGAGGATGATACATCCTTAGAGCAAGCTCTTGCCTATTATGACGATGGTTATAATGTAGTTCCTTTACAAAGATCTAACAAAAAACCACCATCTTTTCTAGGTAGTTGGGAACAATACAAAGAAGTAAGGCCTGATAGAACCCTTGTAGAGTCATGGTTTAAGGGCAGAGATAACTTACAAGTTGCACTTGTTTGCGGTAAATTTGTTGTTGTCGATGCAGATTCTCCAGAGGCTATGGACTGGGTAGAAAAAAATATGCCTGCTTGTCCATTTAAAGTTATAACTGGTAAAGGTATGCATTACTATTATAACAATCCACAAAACTATACTACTTTTGCAACCAGAAGAACTGCTGAAACTCCCATAGAGAGATTAATAGATATTAGAGGTATGGGTGGATTAATCATTGCACCATATAACAGGCACGCCAACGGACAAGTTTATAAACCAATTACTTTTCCAGATTGGAAAATACATGACCATAATGATTTACCAGACTTTACAGAAGTTGAGTTTCAAAAAATTACGGGGGTTCCAAAAACAGATACAGGAGTACAAACTGCACCATTCTCACTTGATGGTGTTATGGAAGGATCTAGGAATGATGGAGCTGCTAGAATAGCTGGATACTTAATATCAAAGAACGTAAATATACAATTTGTAAAAATATTTTTGCAGAACTGGAATAAAAATAACAATCCACCATTGCCACAAACAGAGATAGATAGCGTTGTAGAGAGCGTCAAAAACACTCACGATAGAAAGAACAGGATAGCACCATTGTTCATTCAAGCTTCAGAAAGCATACAGAAACCAAAAGACTTATTCAACCCACCAGGACTTTTAAAAGATATGTTTAAGTTTTGTGAAGAGATAGCACAAGTGCCACAGCCAGAGTTATCACTTATAGGTGCATTAGCTTTAGCTAGTGTTACTTGTGGACGTATTTATAGAACTAATATGAATAACTTTTCTTCTATGTATTTCATGGGTATTGCTAAGTCTGGTCAGGGTAAGGAAAACATAAAAACATTTGTCGAGTCGGTACTCAATGCTAGTGATCACGAAAAGCTTGTAGTAGGAGATGGTTATACATCAAGTGGTGCCGTGCATTCTGTTCTTAAGATGAGGCCAACACAAATAACTATAATGGACGAGTTTGGTAAAAGATTAGAGGCCATAGGTGCGTCAACCAATACAAATAGAGAGGATGGAATACAAACACTTATGGAGGCATGGGGTCGTTGTCATGGTACTTTAAGACCAGATAACTATTCTTTAATGAATGTACAAGAACAATATAAAGAAATGATGATGAGCCGTGTTACGCACAAGCCAGCCATAACACTCGTTGGTTTATCAGTACCAAAGAATTTTTATAAAGCATTAAATGGTGGCAGAATTGCGGACGGGTTCTTAAACCGTTTTGTGGTTGTTGAATCTACAGAACCAAGAAGAGTAGGTGAGCTTAAAAAATTTAAATCGCCACCAACATCTATAGTTAATTGGGTGAACTATGTTAGAAGATCTAGGGGAGGAATGACTGATTTATCTCGTGATAATGCAGAATTAGATTTAGATCAAATAATTTTAAATTTTGATAGAGAATCAGAAGAAATACTACAAGACTTTGCACGAGAAATAGTTAAACGACAAGATATACTAGAAAAAGATAACCTAGAGCCACTTCTAAGCCGTTCTAAGGAGAAAGCTATGCGTTTGTCTTTATTATGTACTCTTGCATCAAATGCAGATGCTACAGCCATTACAGGAGATGTAACACGTTGGGCTGTAGATTTTATTAGATACTATGACTTATTATTCATAGAAGCCTGTAGAGATAAGGTAGCCAGTAGTGCAACAGAGTCAAAGATTAAACAAGTATTATCATTCATTAGATCCAGGAATGGAGAAGGTATATCTAAACGTGAAGTTGATAGACACGAACTATTTAGGAGTATGAAGTCTTATGAAGTAAAAGAGATTATTGAAAGGCTTAAAAATGCAGGGGAGATACAAGAGGTTGAGATTAAAGTGGGTGGTAAAGGCAGACCAGCTAAAAGATTTGTAGCTGTAGATCCTACTTTTTTTGAGGATAGTTAAACGATTGGCCTACCAGCAACTTGTTCTGCAAAGTCTATACGTTCTGGTGATAATGGATCTGTAGGTGATTGCATAGGTTGAACATCTGGTAATTGTAGTTCTGAAGTTTTAAGTGGTGCAGTAACTTGTTCTCTTAGTTGTTGGAATATGTTAAGACCTTCATCTGTAATACCTTCTACATCACCGCCAGTAACTCCAGCCTCAGTCGCAGCATCTTGTACACCTGTTTCAATAACATCTGTTACAGAGGCAGCAAAGGGTTGAATTTGACCATCAACATATCGTAAACCAAATTGTCTCAACGTATTGTTAAATATTTTAAAAGCCTGTGTAATGGAACCTGGATCTGTTTTGGTCATTAATCTTACAAAAGCTCTATTACCAAATAAAGACCTAGCAACTGCAAGACCTGCTACTATCGGCAGGGTGGCTAAAGGTGTAAATATAACAGTAGCAGCTATACCTGCAGCTACTAAACCACCAGCACCACCTGCTCCTCTACCTACCTCACCAAGAGTTAAAATATCTATTTCTTTTTGGAATGTTCGTAAATCTTTTGCAAGCTCTCTTCCAAACATAGCTTCAAGTGTTTCATCACCATATGAATCTAAAGCTGTTTTAAGATTTTGATGTTTAAATACATCGGTAACTTTACCTTTACCATTGAAGTCTATAGATTTAGCTAATAGTTTTTGCATACTAGCTTGTTGAATGCTGTTAAACACTTCATCATCAACAGTGTTTTTTAATTTAATAATATTAGCTGCACTACCAGGTCTAAAAATACTATTAACTGTTTCTTCAATACCAACTTCAGGTAGTCTTGATATAGCCCTGTTAGCTTCAAATTTTAACCTTTCGTCTGAGGCTTTGGCTAAATTTTCTAATTCGTTAATAAATTTTCTACCAGAGGCATAGGCATCTAATCCTTTGCCTTTAAAATCTACAGTGAAGTCATTTACTAAACTTTTTAAATCTTGTGGTTTTATTCTTGGGCCTATCATATTTAACTGATCAATAGCTCTTAGAACATCTTTACCAGAACTTCTTTTGGTAACTGGATCTCTAAACAACTCATCAAACTTACCTTGATTTTCCATATCAAATTTTTTCATTTGTCTTGCAAAATCAGTAAAGTTGACACTTGTTAGATCATCTTTTGTTGCAACTCTAAAAGCATCATTAAACAATCTTCTTTTAATTTGTGATTTTAGTTCTACTTCCTTTAAAACTTGTTTACCATTTTTAAACGTAGCTTGTCCTGTTCTAGCAAGGTATTCATCATAACCACGTAATGCATTCACAATATCTGAAAATTCTCCAGGTGCTCCACTTAAAATTGCTCTTTTATAAACGTCATCAGCACTGATAGATCCTTTTTGTGCATTTGAAATCAAAGAATCCATTTTTACTTTATCAAACGGCCTCATTCTTTCATAATGCAATTTGTTTGCAGCTCTTAAATCATCAATAGCCATTGTTATTCTATTGCTTAAAATTGGATTTACATCAATACCAGCTTTTTTCAAATCTGCTTTAATTTGTGCTTTTCCTGTATCAGCTAATTCAGTAAGCATACTGTCAGCATTTTGTTGTCCAGGTTTGTAATTATCAAACACTTTTACTACATCACTAAGCAAACGTCCTTCAGGTGAACGTCCAACAACCTCTGTGTGGAAATCTTTTAATCTGCTAACATCATTTCTTATTTGTTTTAAATTAATACCAGCAATTAATTCTCCGCTTTCGTCTGTTGCGTTATCTAATACTGCTTGAGATCTTTTTCTCATATTTTCTAAAACAGCATCAAGCTGTTGTACTACGCTAGTTTTAATATCAGTTCCTGGAGCTTGTAAATTCCAAGTATTGCTACTATTTTTATAATCTTTTACCAAACGTTGTGCCTGTAAAACATATTTGTTTACAACACTATTAATAGTTTTGTTTATAATACGTGCTTCTTGTGCTGGTCCAGTAACTGCTTCTCTACCGCCAACAGTTCTTACTATTTCTTCTTTATTTCTAGGATCTGCAATGTCTAAAAACTTTTGGTCAACTGTGCCATATCTTTCACCACTTTCTCGCATAACAGCACTTCTAGATCTAAATAATACATCTTTGAGTGTTTCACCAAATTCTCTTCTACTAGGCACCTGGCCGTAATTCCCTATTTCAATAACATCCGAACCAATATCTTTAAGCATTTTTTTCAAACTTTCTGTAACATCTTTTTCTTGGTTTCTTAATTTTTGTAAAGCTTGGTTTACTGATTCATCTAATCTACCTTTTGATGATTGTGATATATAAGAGTCTAAAGCTGCTCTTTCACTTTTAATACCATTAAGTATGTAGTCTAGCTCAGCAAACAAAGCATTTTTATTTGCAATATCTCTATTGTTACCTAAGACTTGTTCAGAAATTTGTTGGTACCTACCAGGTAACATTTTTTCTAATGATGCCTGTGCTGGTATTGCCCCTCTTGAATATTTCCAATCAAACTTTTTAACTCTACCATCTCGCACAGCTCTAGCTATTTCTTTAGGTGTAGCAGCTCTTCCTAAATCATTATCAAGTTTTACAACATCTTTATAACTTAAATTTTTTGACATAACGTTCATTAGTCTTTGGTTGTCAATCGGTGCTCTTTTACCTAATAACAAGTTGTATAGTTTTGCTGGAACTTCACCAAAAAGACCTTGACCTATTGAACCAATACCAAACTCATATCCTATTAATTTTTTTATTTCTTCAGAATCTTGTAACTGAAAACCCTCTTGTGCATCGAGATATTCTTCACCAGCCTTACCTGCAGCAGAACCAGTACCAGCAGCTAACATTCTTGCCATAGGCTGTCTACCACCAAGCAATGCAGCTAAACCTCTGACAATTCTAGCTTGTGGTAAAAGTGATACTATAGTACCTATTACAGGACCAGCTATACCAGAAAAATCAGCTAAATCTCCAGTCTTTAAATTAAAACTATTTTCATCAATAATAGTATTAAGATTTACAATAGTGCCATCTTGAAGTTTTCTCTGTTGTATAGGTAATCCTAGTATTTCTAAACCTTCAGGTGTTAAAGCTAATTGACCTTTGGTATTTCTAATGTAACCAGATGATCCAACCTCTCCATCAATTACATCTTCTTGTTCTAAAGGTGATTTAGTTTTAGATAGTCTAGTGAGTATGTCATTAAGAACTTTGTCCTCTTCAGCCATTGTTTCGGCTCTACCAAGTTTTCTTCTTAATTCTTTATTATTAACCCCAGTTTCATAATCAAAAAATAACTCATCAAAAAATGGTGATACGGTACCTTTGGCTATTTCTGATTTAATTATTTTTCTTGCATCATCTTCAGTTGCAGCATCAACTATTTGGGAAACACCTGGAGCTATATTGACTCTGAACCTTGGCATTACGTACCTAAATCTATGTCAATTACCGATGTATCTTGTATGTTTTCGTCTGTTCTATATGATGTTGCATTGGCAAAAGAAAATGATTTTATAAGATTAATTATAGGTTCATTAATATTGAAAACGTTTGATTGGTAACCAATTTGATCAAAGAAACTTTTAGATGCAATAACTTTATTTTGTTGTTCCATCATTCCATTAATAATATTCTGTCTACTATCTTCTAATTTTTTAAGAGAAACTGAAGCAGGCGTTCCAAGTTTTATGTCGCCAAATACTTCATCAACTATTTGCCTATCTAAATTAGAAATGGTTTTACCAGATTCTCCTAATATCTCTCTTACGTTGGCTTGCCTAATAACTTTTAATACAGAGTTTACACGCATTCTTGGGCTTAATTCATCAAAGTCTTTGCCAGTATCAGACTTTATTGCAGCTTCAACTATGTCTGCTGCTTCACCAAAGAATCCTTTTAAACCAGTAGCACCACCAGATTCTAATGTTTGAATTACGTAATTAAGGTTAGAAAGTGTATTTGCACTTTTGTTAAATTGTGCTATGTTTTCAGCTAATTCTTCTTCTCTAGTAGTTATTTTGTCTACATCAGTTACCGTAAAATCTTTTTTGCCAGCATTTTTAGCAGCCTCTACAGCAACTGCAAGAGCTAAATCTCTTTTATATTTTTTATCTTCTTGTTGTTGTAGAAGTTCTCTTGCTGCTCTTTCCTCTGATGCTTTTGCAGCTCCAGATGCTAAACCTTCTCCCATTTGTCCTGTCCTAACTAATTCACCACCAACGTTTCTTATAAAATCTAAGAACCTATCTGATCCGAACACACCAAAAGTTTCTTTTATAACAGGAATTGTTTTTGTATCTAATTTCTCACGAATTTTATCGCCCGTAGTTAATTTGGTATCAACCTTATCTAACTCAATTTTTGGTGGATCAAACTTGCCATCAAACTTATCTTGTGTATCTAATAAAGTATCAGCTTCTGTTTTATCTATATCAACTTTAGATTCTGCTGGTTGTAGCTCTCGTATGGCTTCAGCAATACCATCATCTATCATGCTTGTTCTTTTATCAAAACCAGGTATAGGTAAACCAAACTCATCAACACCTACAATAGACTCTTGAAATCTAGCTCGTCTTTCTGCTGCTTCTTCTGGACTTATGGTTCCTAAAGTTTCGCTTTGAATGGGGCTAGCATCAATTCTTTCTTGTTTTGAAACAAATTCATCAGGAGGTACTATATATTTTGGTTGTCTAGCCGCTATATCTTCATCTCTAAAATCAAAAGAAGATGCGTCAACTTCTGTATTAAGTTCTGTTAATTCAGGTGTAAAGTCTTTTATTATATCGCCAACTTGTGCTAGTTTAAAAACGTCCATTAATTGTTCTTGTGTACGACCTCTTCTAAGCATACCTGCATCAAATCGGTCAAAATCAAACGAAGCTTGTCCACCAGGATTCTTTTCATCAAATGGAAATCTATCAGTTTTATAATAGTCGATTGGCATGACTTCTGGTAATGGGTTTCCAGCCTCATCGTAACCTCTTTCTTGAAGACCTGAAAAACCTTTTCTCCCAAGATTTATCATTTGCTCTGCTGCCGTTCCCCCAAAATCTAATGCAAATCCACCAACGTCTTGAAATCCTGACTTTAAAGAAATAAAATCTGGTAACATTTCACCAAATTCCATTGTAGCTGGATCAAGAGATGAAATTTTAGCTTTTCTTTGACCAACAATTTTTCTAAAAATTTGTTTTAAATCTGGACTAATTTCTGTATCTGGATTTTGAATTAAGGCCTCTAAAGTGGGTGCTTCAGCATATTTTAAAACTTCTGTTATTCCATCTTCTGTTACATAAATTTTTTCGTTATTAATTTTGTCAATAACAAAATAACGTTCGTCTACAGCAGCAGGACCACCATCTTGAAACATTTTACGTTTCAGAAAATTCACTAACTGCCCCCTTGTTTAGGAGCAACAGCACCATAAGCACTGAATGCAGCTCCTAATCCTGCAGCGGCTGGATCTGTGGGCATACCATATTGTGAGTCAATTCTTGAACTTGCAGCTTGATACCCAGGTAACATAGAACCAATCTGACCTAATACGCCTAATGGACGCATTTGTTGTCCCATCTGTTGCTCATATATTCTACCTAATCCAGTTTCAGCAATGCCTCTGCCAGTTGTACCATATCCTGATAGTTCTCCTCTTTGACCTCTTCTTAGTTCTTCTTGTGTTCTACCCAAGCCAGCCATTTGGCTACCATAACCTGCTAGCTGTCTTCCTAAGTCAGATGCAGCACTTCCTCTGCCTACACCAATACCCATAAGTCCTTGAGCTCCAGTTCTTTTAGCTGCTTGCTGTCTTGCAAACTCACTTAATCCTGTGCTTTGTGCTTGTCTAAATCCTGTTTGTCTTATACCGCTTAACGCTTTTGCTAAGCCTTCTCCAAGGTCTTGTCTACGTTCTTCTGCACCAAGTCTTGCCCTACTGCCACCAAATGCACCAGAACTAATCTCACGAGCTCTAGCAGCTATATCTTGTTTATCTCCTGCTTTCATTACATCTTCAATAGTTTGTTGTACGACTGCATCCTCATAAGGGTTGTAGAACTGTTGAGTCATACTAGGGTCATAAGCACCCATAGTATCTTTATATATTTCTTCAGCTTGTGTGTAATAAGGATCTTGGAGTCCTTCTGCTCTTCTTGATTGTTCTATAGCTTGATTAACTAAATTTCTGTTTTGTTGTAAAAATGGTTCAAAACCACCTAATCCTGCTACAGCCTGTTGTCTAGCTAATAATTCTAGTGGAGTGAGACCTGCAGTTTGTTGTAATGGTACATCACTACCAATTAGGTTAGCACCTGCTTGTTGTAGTTGATTATAAAAACCTGGTGAATCTGCTGTACCAAAATATAAAGACCTTAACAATGGGTCTGTTTGAACTTCAGAGGCAGATTGTTGTAACAATACAGGATCTATAGGTGCGACAGGCATATTTACAGACATATTAGGATCTGTGGGAGTTGTAACAGGCTCTGTGCTTATAGTTGGATCCGTAACAGGCGGTTGTATTTCTTGCCCAATTAAACTTGGTGATGTCATACCATCTCCTACAGAAGGTTGTGTTCTATCTCCATAAGTTCCACTTGTAGGGTCTATTTTTCTTTGTTTTAAACCATAATTACCTATTTGACCTGCACCAGTACCTCTTCTAAATTCAGGTCCACCACCTGCACCTAAAACAGGTGTATAAGGTTGACCTGTTTCTGGATTTATTGCCTGTCTTGTGTCTGTAAACCCACCACCAGGTCCACCTATAGACATGAAATCATCACGTTTAGGTGGTAAAGGCATTTTTTGAAATGGGTCTCGACCTTCTGGTGTTATTCCAGAACCTAATGTTACTTGTGCTAATGGTGGGCCTTCGGGTGCTGTTATTTTAGGCATAGAGAGGTCTGCTAAAGAAGGCATCGGAACAGGTCCACTTACGCTTTGATTAGCTCGCTCTATTTCACTTGTAGTAAATATAGGTTTAGGACCACCCCCAACATTAGGTCCTGTTGCAGGACCTACACCACTTAAACCAGAGCTGGTGCCAGGGGGTAATTGAGTTCCCTTTAGTTGTATGGGTTCTTGTGGCACAGCACTTATGACTCCAGGGGCATCTGTTGTTATAAGTCTGCCTGTATTTGTTGGTGGCGATACTGGGCCTGTCGGTAAATTAGCTATAGGTAAAATACCACTTCCTAATGGCCCACCACCTGTCACTGGAATACCACCTGTTTGTGGTGGTTGTGGTTGTTGTAAAACTGGTTGTAATGGTTGATTTATGCCACCTATGCCACCTATTGATGGTGGTCTTTGTGGGATTATACGAGGGTCAACAGGAGGTAAAGCTGGACCACCTACTACTGGTGGTCGTGGAGTTGGAGGTAAGGGTGGACCAAAAGGACTTGGTTGTTCAAATATATTTCTTTCTCCTGGTATATCTAATCCAGGTTCTCTTAACATTGGCCTTACACCCATAGCAGGCATTGGCCTACCAATTGGAGACATAATTTGATCTTTAAATGCTTGTGATAAAAAGCCCATTATACTTGTCCTATTTTATTAAATTGCTCAAAAGTTTTCATAAGCTTGTCCATGTTTTCAGCACCCTTTTGTCTATTTGGTGAACCATTTGGTATAAGTTCTATGCCTGTTTCTGTTTTTGTTACTTTAAATCCACCTAAACCATTGTTAGCTGCTGATGTCATTACAAACTCACCATCACTCAACATAGCTGGTATATCATCACTTGTGCCTGTTCCTGGCCCCACTGAAGGACCACCCATACGCATATCTAATTCTTGTAATCCACCATCTTTAGCTCCTCTTATGCCCATATCAAAACCTTGAAATGTTTGTTGAGGCATCAAGTCTGGTCGTATTGATGTTCTTATATCTTGTAAACCACCTTGTTTCTTTTCATAATCAGACTTAACTGCTTTACCATAAGCACCAGCTAATAGGAGTAGTGGTAAATTCATTCCACCACCTTGTGAAGTAGATCCAGTAGCACCTGGTATTAATCCAGGAAAAGCTTTTGAAAGACTTGACTGTATGCCTGATCCTACTGGTCCCAAGGTCGATCCAGTAGCACTGCTGAAAAAACCACCAAAAGGTTGTGTTAATCCAGTTGTGATTGTAGAACCATAGTTTCCTGGTCCTGCTGTCATACCTCCAGCAATTTGTGAAATACCAGGAATACCAGCACCCGCTACAGTTTGTGCAAAATTTGCTAATTTAGGAAATTTAGCTGCTGTAAGACCAATTTTGGATCCTAGACCACCTAATACACCGCCTAAAGCTTGACCTACTCCAGGTATAAACATAGCAACTGGTGCTACTTTTTTAACTACCTTTTTAAGTTTTTTACCTAGTTTTTTTAAGAACCCAAACTCTGCCATACCCGTTATTGGATTTATGGACATACCTTCACCAACCCTATATTCATTAGGATTAAGTCCAACCGCCATCATTTCTTGTTCTATAATTTTTTGTGTTTGTGGAGTAATAACTGGTGGGACTACCATTTCTCCTGGTGCTACGTGAGCAAGCATACTGTCCTCTCCTCTTCCTAAACCTGCTATGCCTTTACCTGAGTTGTCGATTCTATTCATGCTCAAATTATTCCTGTAAACATTTTAACCAAAATACTAATAAGTATCTATCTCCTGATTCTACTGCAAGTCCCCTGTGCATATGAGTAAAACTCGGAAAAATAAGAGCGTGGCCTGTAGGTAATGGCTCAACTGTACCACGTTTTAAAAACTCAGTTCCGCCACCTTTGTACTTTCCAGTGTTCAAAGGAACTACCATACTAATATCAGCACTTGCATCGTGATGCCAAGCACCTTGTTTTTTATCCTTTAAATTATAGTTTGCTATTTGTATTCCGCCACTATCTACGTGTCGATTCCAAATATTCAAAAATATAGGATTTCCTATAGTATATATCGTTTGCATCAAAGATTGAAAGATTTGTGGACAATTATCTTGAAAAGTTATTTCTGGTATCTGCCGTAAATTATCTTCTTCTGGGTTAGGATTAAACCCAAAGTATGCCTCTAAATTCTTCATTTCATCTAAAAGTATGTTGCAAAACTTTTCTGAAAAAAAAGGAACTGTGTAAACATCTTTTAAAGGTTCTTGAATAATTTTATCTAACTTTGTGTCTTTTCTAGGCTGCAAACCACTATCTTCATAAAAGTTTACAATAGGTTCTATAGAGTCTTTTACTGCATTAAAAGTATCTTTTTGTATGTACCAATCAGCAGGATGTTCTAGAAGAATGTTTTTTGTTTTATAGTTTAGGTCTTCTGCTGTATTGATCATAGTTCTATAGTTATATCGCCATTAGTTTTTACAGAAACTGCACCTACTGAAGTTGTCATTTCAAAACCTTTAGGTGAGGTTCTATCGCCTATATCAACCCATTTATTGCCTGTATATACTTGCAGAACACCAACTGTAGTGTTCCAAATAATACTACCATCGTTAAATTTAAGTGTATTTTTTTCTGCATCACTTATTTGTCTAACGTTATCAAGATCTATAGCACCAAGATTTATTTCTAATATTCTTACTAATCTATTAAAAATGTCTGAAGTAACTGTATCACTGGCAATAGGTAGTTGTGTTTGTAGTAACTTACTCATCTTTTACCATCTGGCTTTATATCTATACGTGTAGCTCCTAACCTCCATCCTATTGATAAATTACCATCGTTAGTAGCGTCATCGTCAGACTCAAACCTTAGTGCTATTTGCCTTGACCTACTGCGTACATATACTTGTTGAGTAGAAGATGTTATTGCACTTGTGGAGTTGGTTGCGAGAGAATCGCCTGGAAAATTTCTAGTCTTTAAAACAACATTTACATTGCCGTTATTATCGTCTTGTATAAATTTATAATCTGGTATTATTCTTTTTACAAAACTAAATTGATTGCCATCTCCTATATCAAGATCACTGCTTTCTATAAATACATTGGTCATTGGAGATCCATCTGCGTTAAAACCTGCTTCTTGTTTATATAAATAACCATTGCTTACAGCTCTTGGATAATTGACAATACCAGAATCAAGCCAAGCAGTTCTAGACAATTGTCCATAAAACCACAACCCTTCTACATAGTTATATATAACATACCTATCAACTTCTGTAGCATCGCTTGAACAATAAAACCAACCTACTTCACTTTTGTCTTTAATAGTAAAAGCATTTATTTTAAATGATTGAGTTAGATTAATGTCTCCAAATACGTAATTATGAACTGAACAAGGTAAAGTTTGTACGCTACCATTGTATGAATAAAAGTTGTTATAGCTCATCCAGTAAACACCACTTGGTGTAGTAACGGCAGCCTTTGGACCTATCAACCCTGTACCTTCGTTAATAAGATTTATACCAAAAGTAAATGGTGGGCCTATGAACTGCATACTATAAAGTGCTGTATCAGTCCAAACTAATATTTCTTGTCTTGCTTTTACACCACCAATAATAGATGAGCCACTTGACAACCTTAGTGAACCTGCAGTGTTCGTTGACAAGGGCTCAAAATCTAAAGCATTTTCTTGATCACTAAATGCTATGAGCATTGGATCTACAGTTCCAGTCCTTGAAGATCCAGATATAGGATCTGCACCTAAAACTATTAGATGTCTATCTTTTTCAGAGGTAATTACTTGTAAACCTTTAGTAGGCACTAAATTTGCACCTGATATACCAGATAATTCTACAGCTCTTGTTCCTACTCCATTATTTTCTGTCCATTGATATATACCTGCTGCTCTTTGATTTATTATTAAATTTTCACCGAAGTTGTCATGAGTCCATATTCTTAATTGATTTGTGTTTCCTAATGATGATGTGCTGCCAAAAGTCCCAGATCCCCATCCATCTATACCCCAACCAGTACCAGGAACGTAAACATCTAAACCCACACTAATTTGGTAAGTGCCAACAACAGAAGACCCACCATTACCTGAATCAGAAGAATTAGCTGTAACTGTTGCTCCAGATGTATCTTTCGCTTCAATTGTATAGCTATTAGCATTTACTATAGTTGCTATTTGATACTCTTGATTTAGTACATTTGCTGTTATATTGCCGCCTAATGTTGCAGCTCCACTAAAAGTAACAAAATCGTTTTTTACTGCTCCGTGTGATGTATCGGCTACAGTTATAGTGGCATCACCATTGCTTGCAGAAAATGTTACGTCCCCTGCACTTGTGGTTGATCTTATTGGTGTAATATCATTAAAAACATTACCAGATTCTATATAGTATTTAAAAGTTGTACCAAGACCTAGATATTTAGTACCTCCAAGTGAAATCCAAGCGTGTAATGCTCTAGCGGTTCCTAAATAAGTATTAGATGTTTCTTTTTCCCAACCCCCAAACTTTTCTGGTCTTCCTTTACGAAATCTTACAAGGTTGCAATCAAACCAACCTCCCTCATTGTCGTAGTCAGTTCCTTCTCTATTTATACCAGGTTTAAATACAAGTTTCTGCAACGGCATTGTTATACCTCATGCCATTCTTTGCCTTCAAATAGCAAAGCTTCTGCTTCTCTTCTTCTTACCAAGCCTTGTTTCACTTGCCCACCAGCTTTATTCCATCTTTTAATTTGATTGGGTACATCATTCCAATCTTTATTGTTAAGTCTTTGCAATAATGTGCTTGAAGATAAATTATTTGGCCCAAGGTTATAAACCCAAGATACTAAAGCATCGAACTCATTTTGTTTTAGATCAGAAGTAACCATATCATTAACATATCCTTCGTATTCAGACATTTCTTCTACAAGTAAACTATCTGCTTCTTCTTGTGTAATTGTATCGCCTTCTTTTACACCTTTAGTTGAACCCCATCCATATGTCCAAACTCCTGCTGCACATTTGTAAGCTTCTAGTTCACAACCTTCAAATTTTTTAATAAGAGATAAACCTTCTTGTGATATGTTCATGTTACTCTCCTTTGTCGCTGGTGTGAGATGCTCCGAAATAAAACGAAATAATTGCACTTGCTAACCCTCCAAGATAACCAAGCACTAAATTTATAAGTGCTTCAGAGTTTTGTTCAGGTGGTTGTAGTGTTACTAAAAATATATACCCTAAAAATCCACCTATGGTGAATAAACCTATAATACGAGCAGTCCAATCTTTGCTAAATATACCTCTAGCGTTTTGTTTGTCAGCTACTTCTAGCTTAAATACATCTACATCAAGTTCTTTCATTTGTACTTCAAACTCTTGTTCAGCTTTTTTAAGTTCCATCATTTGTTCTGGAGTAGCGTTTTGTATCGCTTGTTGTACGGATTTTTGATCGTTAGATACACCTAACACTTCTGCTATTTTACCCATAGCCATTCCGCCTAATGGCCCACTAATTGCTGTGCCTAGTGTTGGTGCAACTGCACCTACTATATTTTTTAATAATCCTTTCATATTAATATGCTCGTTAAAACAGCTATACCAATTGCACCAAGAAACCCAAACACACCAAAGGTTGCGGCTTTCATAGTTGAATTAATATAGGTGATTTCTTGTTTTATATCAGAAAACTCATTGAATGCAGTTTTCCAACGCTCGTGTGATATTGTTTCTAACTTTGTAAGCCTTTCTGCAACATCGTTTACTGTCATTTTTTTATTAACCATATTGTATAGTGTATATTTTAATTGGTTTTTCTTTACCTTTTACAAAAATACTATCAAGCTCTTTTAACATAATTTGATCGCTAAAGCTACTTGCACTGATAGTATCATAACCTATAACAATATCTTCTCCAACATCCTTAGTTGAACTCTCTAGTCTTGCTGCAAGGTTTACTGCATCTCCAATAGCCGTATAATCAAATCTAGTTTCACTGCCCATATTCCCAATAACTGCATAACCGCTATTCACACCTATGCCTATTTCTACATCTAAATTAGCCATTTTTATTTTGTCTTGAATTTCCATAGCACACAAAACTGCAGAATTTTCATGTCCTGGTGTATCCATGGGAGCGTTAAAAATAGCCATCATAGCATCACCTATATACTTATCTACCATACCATCATATCTTTTAACGGTGTCAGCTTGTATTGTAAGAGCTTTGTTCATAATTTCAGTAACTTCTTCTGGCTCTAGTCGTTCAGATAAAGCAGTAAATCCCCTTACATCTGTGAATAAAAATGTGCAGTATCTACGTTCACCACCTAATACTAAAGAACTAGGATCATCTTGTAATTTTTTAACTTGGCGTGGATCAAGGTAATGTTCAAACTGTTTTTTAATCTGTTGACGTAATTTATATTGTTGTCTAAACCTTAAATAGAAAGCTATAGATCCTGAAATAAACTCTGATATAAGTGTCCAAGATACATCTACTAACAAACCTTTGCTTATAAAGTAATATCCTAAACTACCAGTAGTAACCATTAACATGGTTGCAACAGTGATACCCCAAGTTATACCTAAATAATGAAGTGCAAACCAAACTAAACTAACAAATATAATAAACATCATTAGTTCAGCAGCCAATGACCAATCAGGAATGTATGGACTATCTTGTATTAATATCGATTCAGCGAGTGCTGCTTGTATTTTATGTGGCTCTAGCAAGCCTACAGGTGTTGCTACTTGCGGCATTACTCCGTTTGCAGTTACACCTATAAATACAAACTTACCATTTACTTCCATTTCTTGTAAGTCGGTTTGTGGTGTATCTATCCAACTAATCCATTTACGGCCAAAGCTGTCTGTTTTAACTGGTGGTATTCCTCTTATTGATATTTCTGATATACCATTATCATTAGTTTTTATAATATAAGTTTTTACATTAAATAAAGCTTTATATATTTGTGTGCCAAAACTAGGTATCCATTCATTTTCAGGGGTTTTTACTAAAAGAGGTATTCTTCTAACAAGTTGATCTACATCTGTGGGAGCAATCGCTAAACCTTGAAGTGTGTGATTGGATAAGAGAAGTAGGTTCTGCTTTACTCCCGTACTTATTATACCACCATTATCATCTCCAAGTACAACGGTTCCAGGAGATGCAGGGTAATTACCTTTCCCATCTTCAAACATAGCTATAACAGATGGTGCATACCTCAAAGATCTAGCGAAGTCTTCATCACCACCCATTCTGTCTGCTTGTGGAAAAGAGATAACCCAACCAACACCTACTGCACCTTTACCTAATATTTGCAATTGTATTTCAGCTAATCTTTGTCTGGGTAAGGGCCAACCACCTTCACGCTCTACATCTTCTTCGGTTATATTAAGTATTGTAAAGTTACCTGATTCTTCTGGTGTTTGTATAAAAGCATCAAAAGTTTTTAGTTTTAATATTTCTGTAGGCGTGCTTTGAAATAATAATGGTAAAGATAGCATTATAAGCACAGGTAATAATAGTCGTTTCATTTAATCACTTTGAGTGATAGTAATAATGCTATCACTTCCCCCGTTAATTTTTATTGTATTAGAAATACCATCTTGTATCAAAATAACTGTATATGCAGTACCGCCATCTAAATCTAACCTAACACTTTCACTTACCTCTCTACGCAAACTTACTACGTTTCCTGTAATTAAAGCTGTTATTTGTGTATCAGGATCTTTGCCAAGCATAGTTCCAGTTATTTGCGTGCTTGTAGCTTGTGCTAATACATCTTCTTCTTCAGCAATAGCTAAAGCATCTAAAACATTAAGCAGGTCTTCAAGGTAATTTACATCAAGATAATTTATATCTAATTCTGTAAACTCAAGACTGTCTTCTTTTAAATAGTCCTCTGCAAGATAATCTATATCAAGATCATTAAAATCTAACACGCTATCTGCTTTTGTAGTGGTGTTTTCTTCTTCTACTAGCACTTCTTCTTTAGGTGGTGTTACTATCAACATATTATCTATAACATCTAGTGTTAGATCTAAAATTACTGGTTTTGTTGGAGCTGACTCGAATACGCTTACTGTAGTCGCCTCGTATGGTTTATTAAGTAAAACAGTACCCATAGCAGTAACTACCTCTATTTCGCCACTAGAGAGCCCTAGAGCGTCTGGTAGCAATATTATAAGGCTACGCCCTAGTTCATCAACTGTAGCAGTAAAATCAGTCCCACGTATTGCTATATTAGCTGTTGGTGTTTTAAGAGTTATGTTCTGTTTATCTATACGGTTAAGATTGCCTGTAATAAACCTAGCTGTACCAAGACCAAAGGTAAGAGCCATTTTTGCTTTACTTGGGTCTGGATCGTATATGTACTCGTCAATAAGTAGCTGACTATGTTCAGTTAATTTAACTGTTGAGTCATCAAGAAATGTAATAGCCATGCGGCCATCTTTAGTTATAGCCTCATCATTACTTTGAATTGCAAACTTTAGATTTGCATCATAAGGTTTATCTCTTAAGATTTGGGCTGAACCATTTAGTTCAGAAATATCTCCTATATCAGCAGCTTGTGCTTGTACCTTGGTCGTTTTGAACGACACAAACAGTAGAAGCAGCAGTGCCAGAAATTGAAATGATCTTAAGCCAGTCATTATCTTGAGTGCTTAGTTGTTGGATATTAAAGGTTCTTGAGCCTCCTGTGTGGTCAAGATAGAAATATCCACCTGCACTAGCTGTTACTCCAGTCCCAGTATATGTAACTGTATTATCACTTCCATCTATATCCATAAAATTGGTTGCTCCATCTATGTTTATATTTGAAGTAATAGTGTTGTTAGATCCTTGAATAATCCAATCTAAATCAAGTTGTGAAGCTAAAGCTGAAGTACCTTGATTTAAAGTAAAGGTGTTGCCGCTCCCTGTAACATCTACGTTTTGATTAGAACCATCTGAACTGTAAGTATCTGTAGGATCAACTTGTATGGTAAATGAATTAGTGCCGCCATCAAACTCATAAAAACCTGTAAAGTTATCAGCAAATATATCACCTAAAAATTTATTGGTTGCACCAATCATATTAATATCAAGTGTCATGCTGTTACCATCTAAATCAAAGGGAGTTAAATTGCCTGCAGAGCTATTTAACCCACCTATGATATTAGAAATACCTAGTTGTTCTAGGTCTATATTTGCTCCAGTACCAGATTGTTCTACATATATTTCATTATCAGCCGCGTATGTCGTCAACGCACTCATCATCACAATCAGGCTTATCAATTTTAATTTGTTCATCATTTAATTCTACTCCTTCGTTTTTGTTTTGTAAAACCCAAAATCCTTTTTCATATCCTGTTTCTACTATTTCTAATATACCACCCTCTATAGCTTTCATTAAAGCTATGGTAGATGACTCGTTTCTTGCGTTACCCATTTCTACTTCTACTAGCTCGGTACCTGCCTCAATAAACCTAAATATATCCTCAGATTTTCCGTAGCTAAATATGGTTTTTTGGCTTAACACTTCTAGCAGGACTTCGCCTGTTGCAACAGAAACCATACGCAAACTTACAGTTATGTTGTCTTCTCGATACATCACACTTTTACCTATACCTAAATACCTAGCACCAGAACCCCCACTTTCTAAATTAGATTCATAAGAAATTACGGCACCTTCTATCAAAATACCAGCAAATAAAAGTGGTCTAAGAGCTTTCTTTTTTTCATCTTCACTAGCAGTTTGTTCTCTAGCAGATCTTATAAGTTGTCGTTCTTTGGTTAAGTTATCTAAACCAACTCTTTCTACGACTCTAAAAAATTGACCATTACCTGCGTGTTTTAAAGCTCTTATTAATAATGCATTTGGCTGTTGGGTTATAGCTGTGCTAAACAGTGCAAACTCGCTGTTGCTTTTTCTTTGTCCTGTCTGATCTGTAAAGGCGGTTGGATATACAGCTACAACAGGACTTACCTGAGGTATAGGTACGTTTTTAAGTTCTTTAGATTGTAAATCTTGAATACTTACAACATTATGAGCTGAAAATCTATGTTCGTAAGTATCTTCTAACTGATCAAATGTAGAACAACTAGAAAGTAAAAGTACCAATAGGAATAACGATAGAAGTGATTGTACCATCTGACTCGGTTATTTTTAGGGTTAATGTTACACCATCACTTGTGTACTCGATAGTATTCCCCTCTAAAGTGATGACACCTTCGCTTTGCGGTGTTTCTCCGAATAAGTTATTAACTAACTGTCTTGATAGTTCTGCGTAAACTCTGGACTCAAGATTACGCATAAACCTTGCAAGAGTAGAGTTTTCTTTTTCTCTTTTGATTTCATCTTGTAAGGCTTTAATTTCTTCTTTAAGTGTAAGTTTGCGGGTGTGTTCTTGGTTTTCTATGGTTAAGTAATGAGATGATGTTCCTACGCCATTAAAACTAGGCGACTTAAATTTATGTACTATTTGATCTGCTTTTATATTTATAGCTATTATTCCTATAAACATAATTAAACCAAAAAACATTACACCAATTAGTATTCTAGTTTTTTCTGCTTCAGTTTCGTTAATCTTTTCTTTGGTCATCTCTATTCGCCTTTGCAATTTTATTGCTATCTATAAGTTGTGGTACGCCAAGAATAGTTTTAACTAAAGTATCTTGTCTTATAATTTCGTTATCTAAACTTCGTACTCTATCTATTAATGCTACCAAAATACCATGTTGTGAATCAAGTTTTGTACCAAGTCGTTCTTCTATAGCAGCTATTTGTGCTTCTACTTTTTCATCAACAGTATCAAGTTTAGTCTCCATACCGTCAACAATACGCATAATTAGTTTGTAAATAAACCAACCAAGCCCTAATGCTGCTGCAATAGGGAATCCAACTTCTTGAATTAAAGTTACGGCTGATTCCATTAATAATCACCCCAAACTTTTTTCTTTTTGCCTCCATCGTATTCAACGGCATGACCTTCTTTAATAAGAACATCACAAATATCTCTGCCGTCTTCTGTATAAGGTATGCCCAATATACGACCGTACTTACCTTTGCCCAACGATTTAATTTTTATATTGCCTACACACAATTCTTTTAGTCTTTCTTTTGCAGCAAGACCAAGTTTTTTTTCAGCAAGATCACGTGTTCTGCTTTCTGGTGTATCTATACCAGCAAGCCTAACACGTTGTTTGTGAAGTTTTACATCAAAACCAAGATCTAAAATACAATCAAAAGTATCGCCATCAACGATTCTATCAAGTGTAGCGTTATAAACAAACGCATCGGGTGATTTAGCCATTAGGATTCTTTAGATTTTTTAACTCTTTTTGTTGTCCAAGCTTCATCTACATCTGGTGTTGATTTGTCATCAGCAACATAATGACCTTTTTTATTCCTGGTTCTTACTTTTATTTTTTCAGTTCCAGTAACTTTGCTCCACATTTTTTCTAACCAACTCATCCTTTATCCTTTGCTTTAAGCACGTTTAATGCACACCAATCTATTACTTTGTATATGTAACTAAACCAATGATCATCTTTTGGTGTTGGAGTTATTGCTGCTACAACAGAAGCTATAGATATAATTGCAGTAACCCATACTAATATATTAAGAATTGTCATTTTTATCCTCCTCTGGATTATTTAAGACTTCATCTGCTTTTTGTTTAGCAGACTCTATAAATGCGTTTTGAAACACACTTAAACTGGCATTAACTTGGTCAAGTTCAAACTGTATGCGTTTTTGTTTATTAGTTAAATCTAGTATTTGACTATGAAAATATTGTTGTTCGTTAGTAAGTTCGCTTACTTTAATTTCTTTGTCATCAATCATTACTACTGGTTCTTGCGTAGCCATATTAAGAACTCAATGTTTTTTGTACAGAAGTTGGCGTAATTTTTTTGGCTATATTTGCATCTAATGATGCTTTCATATTAGTTACTTCATCGCTACCTAATGCAGTTTCTACCCAACTTTGTACATCGTTATTAGTAAGACTAGACCAATTTTTAAAACTAGATAAATCAGATGTATCTAATGCTTGTGCACCATAACAAGATGCTGTCCAATTATTACCATCACTGTCTTTATTAGTGTCGTCTGTAGCAACTAATCTCCAATGAACTGTGTGTACGACATTTGATTTGCCACTTTTTGTAGGGTATGTATCACAAGTTTTACAATCCCATGCGTAAGATATTGCCATATTATTCTCCTTTTAAAATGTTTATCTCAGATTGTAAGGCATCAATCTGCTCTTGTTGTTCTTGTATAGCTTTTATAAGAGGTGTTACTAATTTACTGTAATCCATTGAGTAATAACCTTCTTCATTAACATTTATTGCATATGGTATTAGTTCTTCAACTTCTTGTGCTATTAAACCATCTTGAATTTCGCCACCATCTTTCCATTCAAAGTTTACTGGATTTAATTTATTAACTATTTCTAAACCTTTTGCTTCACCTAAAATATTTTTAAGTCTTGCATCTGAAGATGTACCATAAGTTACTGTAGAATTATTGTGGGAAATCTGACTAACAGTTGAGCCACCATTTTTAAATCTAATTACATCTGAAGTATTAGTTGTAGAACTTCTATTAAAGGTTATTACAGCAGCACCATCATCAAAATTTGGTTGTACGCTTAAAGCTCCAGCAGCCCCTACAGTTGTACCTCCCAAAGTTAAATTACCACCACTTGAAATACGCATCCTTTCAGCTAATGTGTTATCTGCCACAGTTTCAAATACCAAGGCACTACTAACTGCATTATCAGCGTTCCATGCTTCTGCACCCTCAGTTCTAATTCTTCCTGCTGTTGCTATGACATTATTGTCAGACCTTTCAGATTGAAAATTTACAGCAGAACCATAACCACCAGCTTGTGTATTTATTATATTTATACCGCTAACATGAGCTGATGCTGAATGGGTTACTAACAAAGAAGTAGAACCTGATGTTAAAATATTTCCATTTGTTCCATCTGAAAACAAAGACATATCTGAACCAGCACCAAAAACTATTCTGTTATTGTCTGCCATTTTTTGCCAACTACCAAATATAGCTGTACCTGCATCTGACATATCAAAAGTAATAGCAGTAACAAAAGAAGAGCCATCAATACCTTGTATTACAAAATCGCCATCAGCTACGATAGATTGAAAAAGTGCGTTGTTGCCATCTTTTTTAACTGTTGCAAATTGTGTGCCACCATCCAAAAATCTAACTTCACCACCATCATCAGCATCTAATCTTATATTACCTACTACATCAAGTATTAAATCGTTGCCATCAGAAGCAATAGAACCAAATTTAGTATTATCTTGTCTAAATTCTACTACATCTCCATCATCACTTGTACGATTTAAAAGTTGTACAGTATGACCACTTGATGTTCCAGTAAATGAATAATTACTTGAACCAGTTCTTATTTCTGCACCGACTGAACTAACTCCAGAACTTGTTTTACCAACTAATACTATTCCTCCAGTTGTAACACGGGCTCTTTCTGAACCAGCAGTAATTATTCCTAAATCATCGCTAGTTAAAGTTCCAACACTTGCTACGCCACCAGTATTACCTAAATAAAGTTGATCAGCACTTGAAGTTCCTGTATTAACTCTTAAACCATTATTTCCTGTAGTTAATAAATCTATAGCATAAGAGCCACCAGCAGTTCCAATCCCTACGGTGCCATTTGCATTTATACGCAATCTTTCACTAGCTCCTGTTCCACCATCAGGAGTGGTATAAAAACCCATTCTCCCAGGTAAATCATCTGCACCTGGAGTTCCATCTACTTCAACTTCAATCTTAGCTGCATTAGAAAGCATATCATTACCGTCTGATGCACAAAATATTATTTGTCCTAAGTTATCACCATCTTGTATTATTGTATTAGAGCCTATTGTTGCATTTCTTGATTTTGTAAACGCTAAAGTAGGAGGAGAAGCATTTGCACTAAATCTGCCTATAGTTAAAGTAGTATCTCCACCACCTGTTCCTAATACTTGTAACGCACCCGTTCCGCCAGTATTTGCTATAGAAGTACTACTTCCAATTAAAACAGTATTATCTCCACCATTAACAAAAAGCATATTAGCTTCACCATTTGATTCAACTCTAAAATCTACATCAGCACTATCTTCGTTAAATACAGCACCTCCATCTTGGGTTAAAGCTCCGTCAATATCTACTACATCTAGGTTAGCTGTGCCATCTACATCTATTGAACCAGCTAAATCTATATCACCATTTACAATCAAGTCGTCTGTAACTGTTAAGTCATCTTCAACTTTTAAATCTACTACATTTAAACTAGCAAAAGCATCTACTATTGCTGCACCTGAACCTGCACCGTCTGAATAAACTGCTTTTACATCACCTGCAGGTATAGTTATGTTAGCACCACTACCTTGTGAAATTATTATGTTTTGTGAACCTGACGTTCCGTTTTCTATAAACCAAAGCTTTGATACTGTATTTGGCCCAATAGTAATAGTACAAGCACTATCAAGAGTACCTGTATATTTTAAATAAATACTTCTGCCGGGGTCTGTTGAACCGTCAGCTATTGTGGTTGTATGTGTGTCTGCGTTTGTAGTAATAGCTTCAGTGCCAAAACTAAATGCTTCAGCTATTAATTCTAAATTAGTGTTAGTGCTTGTTCCCCAAGTTCCAGCCTCATCACCAGTTGCTATTTCTTTTAATCTTAAATCATTTACATAAGTTGCCATTTATATACCTCTTAAAAATTATACATCATCTATGCAGCAACATCATCCCAGTTAGGAGTTTGTGTATCTGATACTGTAGTATAGTTTGGAGTTTGTGATTCATCAACTGCTGAATAATTTGGGGTTTGTGACTCATCTATAAGACCCCAAACGCAAATAGTTCCTAATTCTGATGACAGACCTTGTAAAGAAACACTAACACCAACACCTAATTGCAAAGATACATCCCCTAATGCAGAGGTTGCGGCTATGCCTGTAATAATAACTTTTTCGTTGTGATGAACTGTAATGCTACCAATAGCAGAGGTAGCACCTTGTCCTGTGACAGATACATTTGCCTCCCCGTCTACATCGACACTTACTGCACCTAGAGTTGCAGTTGCACCTGTTGCGTTTGCAACAGCGCTACCGTTAACACCTACGCCACCTATGGCTGATGTACCTACTTGCGAACTTGGAGTTATATTGGCTTTTGCAACAACTGTAAGAGAGCCTACAGCACTTGTGGCTAATTGAGATGAAAGTGTTTGATTTGCTTTTGCTACAACTGATGCTGTGCCTAGAGCAGTTGTAGATGACTGTCCTGCAAGAGTTAAATTAGCCTCACAATCAAAAGTAGGAGTTCCTACCGCTGTGGTGCCTACTTGAGAAGATGGGGTAACATTAGCTTTTGCTACAACAGAAACGGTGCCTAAAGCACTTGTGGCTGATTGTCCTGTAACAGAAACTGGTAAAGCTTCGCTCCAGGCACCTTCACCCCAAGTGCCTCTACCCCAACCAGTTATGTTAGCCATAAGGCTAGGCTATTCTTATAATAGCTGTACTTGCTGCTTTAGCTGGAAAAACTATTGTAAAATCACCTGCGGTCGATGTTTTGTCACCACCAAAATCAATTGTGGCAACTGATTTATCACCATTTGTATCATTGTAAATCATACAACCTCTGGCTGTGATTGTGGCTGTGCTGAATGTTAAATCATTAAAATCAGTAACAGCAGTTGTGCCTGTTGCTGAAGGAGTTACGTTAGTTAATGCAGCCCCGCCAGATGTATAGTTTGTACCACTTGCTTGTCCAGTAGTTGTAAAAGCTGTAGTTGTTGCGCCTAATGTTGCTGAACTTGTGTATAAAGCTAATTTAAAACTATTACCACTTGAGTTAGTAAAATTATGCGTACCTGTAAGCAGCTCTACTTTAAAGCTGGTTGTTAATGTTGATGATATTGCCATATTAAATACCTTTTATTATTTTTGCTAAATCTTCGCTACCACCTTTTGATAACTCTTGTATCAAAGTAGCTTTATATGATTTTATAGCATTTTGAATATATATCAAACATACTTTATAAATTAAATCTCTGTAGGCCCTAGCTTGGGCTTTTATATGTTCTTCATTATCATCAGAAAAACCAACAATTTTATCTGTAAGCTGTTCTGCCCAAAACTCTGGAGGATGACCGCCAAATTTTGTTGTTGATACCTCAACCATGCCCAGTTCAGGCACACCATCTGGTGTAATTTTAATTACCATTTTTTTGGCTCCACAGGTTCATTCTTTTTAATATGACTATCATACCTGTCTATTAAAGTTGGTTTTTTTGGCAATTCAGGTTCTTGATATTTTATTGCTTCACTTTTTTTCATGCTTACTAAATTACCATTTTCGTCACTCATTACTAACAAAGGGTCTGCAAGCCTATGATAACCGTATAGTTTGTCTTCGGCAGGAACTGCGGCGTCGAGTAAAAAACTTGATTGTGCAACCTCTACTTTTATTCCTTCACTCATGCATTTGCTTAGCCAAAATTCTACACAAGCTCTTCCTGCCTCTGCAAAATATAAATTTCCTTTATAACCAAAATCAATGCCAAATAATTGAATATGCGCTACTTTGTTATATAAAGCAAATGCTACTGCGTATGCAACAGTGTTATTAAGATAGTGAGAACCCCATTCTGAAAGTATTGAGTCTATTGGATATTCAACAAGTCCAGGACATCTTTCATCTAATTCGCAAGTATATATTGGTCCAGGGTGTGTTTTTAAAATTTTTACCATGCTATCCGTTTGACCACCAGCGTCATCTGTATCTAAAAATCTGGATGCAGGGTCCATCATAAATACTCTGTCGTGATGTATTACATCAGCTACAGAGTTTATTGCCCATATTTCATCAAACTTTGCCCCGTGTGATTTAGCCATGCAGTAATCAAACCAACTTTTACCCATGCCTACGATAACTACATTTTTTCCCTCTAGCTCTGCTATGCGTTGCATATGTATCTCCTTTTTTTAAGTTAACTTACTTGCGAGCGGAGTGAGTCATATCGGTATTCATCTCTTCTACCTCTTGCCTCGGCTCGTTGTTTTATTCTTGTAATCTCTTGATTAAACCTAGTTTCATAATTAGTAAGCATATCTGGCTCACCTTTCATAAATGTATGGCCCTCTATCAAAGAACCGTACAACAATGCATCTCTTGCGTTATTCGATAGCCATGTGCCAGATGTATCAGTGACTAAACTTGTTGGTCTATAAAGATAATGCAGCTCTACTGTGTAATCGGCGTCTGGTACAGGCGCTATTGTAATTGTTGAACCTGAACTACTTGAAGTTGCAAAAGATTTATCAAAATCAGCGTAATACTTAGGCAAACCTCTGATTGTTGTATCACTTAAATCAGGGCTGTACTCTTGCATAAAGCTTGGATGTTTTTTTAACAAAAAATTATAATCGTTTGTGGTCGAATCAATTACTGCTAAAGAAAAACTTAAAATAAAATCATTAGGTGCTGTAAGAAATCTACTGCCTGTTGTTAATGTACCTTGCACATTTTTTCTAAAAACATCTTCTTGTACCAAATTAAAAATTCTTTCTTCTGCGTTTTTAACAAAATCTGGTATAGTCGCAACAAAAGTTGTTTCATCATTATTTAAATAGTTTTGTATCAAAGTTGTTAATTCAGAATAAGTCATACTGTGATTGTAACCCCTCCAAGCGATGATGTCATTTTAAATCCCTCAATAGAGTTTCCTAAAATTTTATCATTATTTGTGATGACATAACCAAAACCTACTTCTTTATCATTATTGGGTCTGGGTTCGTATAAAGCTTGTGCGTCAGCAACTGTTGGCGTTGGTTCTAATTGTGGATGTTTTGGTTCGTAGCATTCCGGACAAGTTTTTAATCCGTTCCATTCTTTTTTAAGTTCTAAAAGTTTGTACTCAAATCCACACCTATCACATATTGCTTTGGCAAATTTACCGGAAGCATACGCCATTATCTTGTATAGGGTCTGATTCTAAAAGAAGCCCTATCCTCATCTGTTGATGATGCTCTATCAAATTCTTCTTCATACATTTGTTTTAGTATTGGTGTTTTTTCAGGAGCTTTTTTAACAGAAAGATAATAAGCAAGTCCTGCTGCAAAACAAGGATAAAACCTAAAAGGCATATCCATTGTGTTGATTGCTGTATCAGCGTCATCCATTCTTACTATTTTGTTAAATACTAAAACATCGGTGGAGTTTTCTGGAGCTGGCCATATTTTTAAAACAGGCGTGTTTTGTTTGTCAAGAAAAAATTGCGATGGCCTGCCTGTAGTTGCTTTGACTGGTATATTTAAATATTCACTTCTACTAAGCCTACGCATTGATAATTCTGTTGTTGTAGTGCCATCTACTCTTCTTAAACTACAATCTAAAACATCAATAACGTTAGAATTTAAAGTATAAGAAGTTGTGTCAGCTGTTACAGTTTGCGTAGCTTCTTCAATAGTCCACTGGTTTAAACCTCTGTTTGCCCATTCTGCAAGCATTAAATTTATTGAACGTTTTGCAGTAACTAAATCATAACCAGTACGTAATTCAAGGCCACATCTTTCAAAAGCTTCTTCAACAAACTCAGTTACGTTAGGTTCGAAATTTGTACTGCTTGATGTTGCCATTATTCTTTCCTGTCATCTTGATTATACAGATTATCAAATGTTGTATAAGAATCCATATAACTATCATGTTTTTCTGCTGAATGAATATATTGACTAGGAGAAAAATCTGGTGGACCTTCACCGACACGCCATAAAGCTGGATTTGTTGCTCTTACTCTATTGTTTGGTAGAGCTACAAAATTACCAGTATATTCACCAGCGTCAGTTAAGTATAGCACATGACTTTGTTTATGTTGTGCAGAATCATCAGCTATGCTGTTTTCTGTATAGTCAACTGTGAACATATAAGTCCCTGTATAAAACTCACCACCTATTTTACAAATCCAAGGTGATGAGCTT